ATACACAACTACAAATTATTTCTCAATGAGTCAAGAAGCAGAGATTTACAAGGTAATAGCAAGGTATCTAACAATCAAGCACCCAAAGGTCATATTTCGTTTTGATTTCGCTGCTGGTCTTTACTTGAGTCCATACATGGCAAATAAACATAGAGCGCAAAATCCAATCAAGGGATACCCTGACTTATTCATTGCAATTCCAAAAGGTAACTTTGCTGGTTTGTTCATTGAGATTAAAACAGATAAGGCTAACCCATTTAAGAAAGATGGTACACTCAAAGCTAATGAGCATACTGAAAGACAAGCAGAGGTATTAAAAGCATTGAATGAAGTAGGTTACGCTGCATTATTTTCTACTGGAGTAGATGAAACAATTAAAGTGATTGAGAGTTATCTTAATCAAGAATAATTTTGTAAATTAGCACCACTCAAAGGTAGAATCTTGGGTGTATTGTAAAACATTGTTGCCGTATGGTGACTGCGAGACTAAGAGTAAAATCAAGGTCGATTCTACCGCAGTCCTCGTACGGCTTTTTTTATTGTTATGAATAGCAGAGATACTTGCATCTTTTATCGGTCAATGTTTGAATCAATAAAAGAACTACCTAAAGAGAATCAGGCTGAGTTATACAATGCCATATTTGAATACTCATTAGACTTTGTTGAGCCTACATTAAGTGGTCTATCATTGACTATATGGAGGCTAATAAGACCAGTATTAGAGAAAGGTAATACTAACTATATCAATGGAAGTAGACCAAAGACAAAGCAAACAATAAGCGAATCAGAAGCGAAAGTTAAGCGAATTGAAAGCGAAGTAGAAGCCTATAAGGATAAGGATAAGGATAAGGATGAAGATAATGATAAGGATAAAGTTATTAGTGCTAAAGCACCATCATTCAAGTCTTATTCAAATCAAGACCTTATCAATCAAATTAAACCACTAATAGATAAGTATGGCAAAGATACTTGTAATGCTTTCTATTCTTATTGGTCTGAACCTTTAGCAAATGGTAAAATGAGATTGACTAATGAAAAGGCTTGGGATACTAACAGAAGACTTACATCTTGGAAACAAAGAGAGAAACAACCTACTAATACCTTTGTCAAACAACCACAACCAGTATTCAATCGTTCATCACAAGGTCAACACTATGTAGGTGACGATGTCAAATAAAAATATGAAAACTATAAACTCACTATCAGGCGGTAAGACATCATCATATATGGCTTACCATTATCCAGCAGATTACAACATATTTTCTTTGGTAACTATTGAAGATGTTAGATGTTCACCTAATGACAAAGGATTGATTAAAAAAATATCTGATAAGATTGGCAAAGAATTTATAGCAACTGCTGAAGATGACAAAACGCTTATTGTGATTTTAGAACTTGAGCAACTTATAGGTCAAGAAATTATATGGGTAAGTGGTAACTCATTTGATTCAATAATAAAAAAAAGTACAATACTACCAAATGCACTAAGAAGGTTTTGCACCTCTGAAATGAAAATGAGACCTATTTGGGATTGGTGGTATACTAATATCAATGAAAAAATAAAGATGGGTATTGGTTATAGGTGGGACGAAATGGAAAGAGCGGAAAGGCTAACTAACACTTTTAAAGGTATAGTAGGTAAGTCAATCAATGGTAGAAACAAGTGGAAAGAAATAGAATGGAGACAAGGATACTTTCCACTTATTGAAAATAAAATAACACACCTACCAGTTAAACAATGGGCTGATTCAACTAATCTTAGATTTCCAATTGATAGTAATTGTGTTGGATGCTTTCATAAGTCAAAAGAACAATTAAGAAAGAACTATGAAGATAATCCTGATAAGATGCAATGGTTTATTGACCAAGAAAATAAAGCACAAGGAAATTGGAAAAATGGAATGACATATCAAAACATATCTAAGTTAGGCATTCAACTTGATTTTAATTATGGTGGTGGTGCTGGTTGTCAAGGTGGTTTTTGTACCGATTAAAAAAATAAAACTATGAAATACAAAGTCCTTAATTTATATGCTTGTCTTGGTGGTAATAGATACCTATGGACAGATTGTGAAGTTACTGCTATAGAACTTGACCAAGAACTTGCAAGAATGTACCAAGAAAGGTTTCCAAATGATATAGTAATAGTTACTGATGCACATCAATACTTACTTGACCATTATAAAGAGTTTGATTTTATTTGGTCTTCACCACCTTGCCCAAGTCATAGCAGAGCAAGATATTGGACGAGTTCAAACTATGATACTAATGTTGAAGCAGTCTATCCTGATATGAAATTGTATGAAGAGATTCTATTTTTACAACACTATTATAGAACTGGTAAGTGGGTAGTTGAGAATGTCATACCATACTATGAACCATTAATAGCAGCAAAAAAAAGAGGTAGGCATTTATATTGGACTAACTTTAATTTGCCAAGTGATTTAGGAGATAGAAGAATCCAAATAGGTGCTGGAACTGATGAACTAAAAAGGTTATGTGAATTTCATAAGATTGATATTTCATCATATAAAGGTGAACAAAGTATGATTAAGGTTGCACGTAATCTTGTTGACTATGAAGCTGGTTTGACTATTTACAATGTTTCACGTGGCATATTTGAAAAATCTAAATACAATCAAACATCATTATTTGAATAAATGTATTGCACAAACAAAAAATATATTAAATTTGAAAAACAATGACCAACCCACAACAAGCACTCATAGGTATTTTAATGACTGGTGATACCCATCAGGAACTTATACCACAACTTGGTGAGCATCTCTTCAATGAGGTGCTTACCAATAGATGTTATGCAGTAATCAAGAAAACGATTGACAAAGGACTTACTCCTAACTTGGTCAACTTTTTTATGACTGCCAATGAACTTGATAAGTTCACACCTAAAGAAACATCTGAGATTGTGATGTGGTCAAACAACTTGACCTATAATGAACCAGTCAATGAATACATTGCCATACTAAAGGATGAACACATCAAGAGGTCAATAGCATCAATCGTAACTGAACAATCATTAGGTCTAAGTAATAATGATGGATTCACAACTGCAACAGAAATCATCAAGTCATTGACCAGCCTACTTGATACTGGAAGCAATTCAGATAACATAATTGACCTATCACAATTGACTAATGATGAACGTGAGGCATATTATCGTAGGGCAGCACTAACACTATCAGGTAAGACTACTGGTCTTGAAACGGGTTTAAACTCACTTAATAAATTTACCGGTGGATTCCATCCCGAATTTATAATCATTGCTGGTAGACCAAGTATGGGTAAGACTGCATTAGCATTATTTCATGGTATGAAGAGTGGTGAGGCTGGTATTTATTTCAATCTTGAGATGAATAAATCTCAGTTATGTCAAAGGTTAATACTACAAGAGGCTGGTGACTCAATCCACTCTTCAAGATTACGTGATGGTAACCTTAGTCAATCTGAACTACATTCATTTGAAAAGACTATTGGAAGTATCGAGAAACAACCATTTCTAATCTACGATAAGGCAAGGTGTGGTGTGCATGAGGCAATAAGAGTAATGAAGAAAGAACATCGTAAGGGTAGATGCAAGTGGGCAATCATAGACTATTTACAATTGATGACCATAGAAGGCTTTAAAGGAGGTAATCGTGAAGCAGAGGTAGCTGAGATTAGTAGAACATTAAAAGCAGCACAAAAAGAACTTGGCATACCTATCATAGCACTTGCACAACTTAGTCGTGAGGTGGAGAAACGACCAGATAAAAAACCTATTCTATCTGACTTGAGAGAATCAGGTTCATTAGAGCAAGATGCAGATAGTGTTGCTTTTGTTTGGAGACCATCTTACTATGGATTAAATGATGAAGATGGTAACCCATACACTAATCATATCTTCTACCTATTTGAGAAACATCGTCAAGGTGCTACTGGTGTGGTTGAGTTCAGGCATTCACCTAACATGACCAACTTTACTGATGTTGTTACTCACGACATTGGTAGCACTTACTTACCACAACCTAAAGACCTAAGACACTATGCAGACAAAGACTGGGATAAAGAAACCAACCAACCTTTCTGAACCATTACCTTGTGAGTTTAACTACTACGAGATAAGAGGTGGTAAGTGCGAATTTGCAAAGGTGTATCATGGTAAGATATTCTGTACTAACAAGCAATGTAAAACGTAATCATATAATCACTATATTTGTTGACATGGAACTAAAAAAGAAAGATAACAGAGGTGGTAAGAGGGTAGGTGCTGGTCACCCATTCAAATATGGTGAACGTACAATAAACATCACATTTCGCATACCAACATCGCATAAGGAACTAATCAAGGTAATGGTTAAAGAATATCTTGATAAGGTTAGTAATGAATATAAATCAAGTAAACCAACTAAATCTGAACACTATGGCTGCTGAACAATCGGTTATTGAACTAATCTATCAACAACAAAACGAACTTAACATTGATGAATTTATTGAATGGCTAAATTCAAACTATGATGGAATTGTATACCAGCATAA